AACTACTTGGCTGATATGAACCTTCATCCACTTTATGACCAATTTTGTTTGCTAATACTTTTGTATATTTACGATAATCATCTGCACTTATTCGCTCATTTAGAGGGATATAAAGGCGTATTCTAGCTTGTTCAGTTGTATGGCTAAACGATGTGTGCCAAAACCATGCAACATTGCTTAAAGCTGAGCTGATTGCTTCATGTAATTGCTTTAAATCATTTATTTCATCGTAATCAAGTACAATCACATCTCTGTATACGACATTAACGTCATTGCGATGCTTTTTGATAATTTCACCATGATCATTTGCACCATTTTTAATATCACCGTAAACAGCAACACCACGTGCATACTTATAATTTGCTTCTATAGGCACAGACAGTTTATTAATTAACTTACTCCATTTAGGTTTTGAAAAGCTCTTAAATGAACGTGAGTCTAAACTTTCATAATGTACCACTGAAACATGTGTGTCATATTCTAATTTAATTTCATTCATTTTTTGCACCTCTAGTGATTCACAGAGTAAAAAATGTTATAATAAAAATGTGTAATTTTTAAATTACTCTGTTATTTTTATTAAATGCTATGCGTTACTTTCGCTTTGGTCGGCTTGAAGTGACGCTTTTTCTATTTCATGAAACTTTTGTATAAGTTCACCGAACTCTTTTAAGTACACTTGTAATAACTCAACTGTATGTTCATTTTGTATACGATGTTCTAAATAGCTAGCAGAAAAATTAATATGTTCCCGTTTTGTTTCTAATTCATTTTTTACAAATCTATCTTCAACAAACCAAGCATGTTTGGTAGCTACATCATTAATTTTTTGTTTTATCACTTCAATGTCACACATTAAATCTTTAATTTCCCAATTCATTTTTATTCTCCTTTCTCTAATTGAAAATTATTCTTTAATTCTTGTGCGCACCATTTCATTATCAATTCTAAGTGCTTTTCACGACTGATCTCTGAAACCACTTCAATACCATTAACATATTCTGTGTGTTCATAACTTTCCAAGTTATTCATGACACTTAACTCAAGTTGATAAACCACGTGTTCTATTACTTCTTTTTGTTCATTATTCATTTTCTAATCCTCCTGTTAAATTACATCCTAAAGTTATTAGCCAAGCATAAACGCTAAAAGCAACATACATGTTAGATATTGCTAGTAATAAAATTGTTAACAATGAAACTAAGCAGATATAAGTTAAGTACATTTTCATTGCCTTGCTTCCTACATCCATTTTTTATGACGTGCCTTCATGTACTCCTCGAATCGCGGAATACTGATAACAATCATTGATGATGATAGTGAATAATATAAATCATCAATACCTTTATGATCTTTTTCCCACTCTTTTAAAATACGATTGACCGAACTGTATGAAATTCCAAAAATACCAGCTAGTGCATTAGGTTTCGCAAACAACGGATTTACTACAACTTGCTTTGGTTCTGTAACTGTATTTTCTTTTAATGGAAAATCTTGTAACTTTGTTCTAGGCATTTATTTAACCCCCTCTTTTTCAATAATTCCAAAAAATTCATTTGGTGTTATGTTGAAATATTCACATAACTTCATAACTGTTTTTGTATCTGGATTTTCAGTACGTTCGTGATACAAGCCATGTATTGATGTTCTGGAAATACCAGTTACCGTGCTAAGTTTTGACGCCGTAACTCTATGTTTCCCCATCAACAAACTTAAATTATTATTCAAGATAAGCACTCCTTTCTTTTAGTACTACAAGTACTTTTTTGTACATTGAGTACAAAACAAATATTACACACTTCTTTTTGTATTGTCAACACAAAAAATATTGTACTCAAAGTACAACTTATTTATAATTATAATTAGAGGTGATTTATATGACTTTTGGTGAAATATTAAAAAAAGAAAGAGTGAGTTGGAAGCTTTCGGTTAAAGAACTCTCTACTTTATCAGGCGTTTCGCAAACATATATAAGTAAATTAGAAAACGGAAAAAGAAATTTCCCTTCTTTAGAAACAATTTTCAATTTACTAATAGGCTTTAAAACACATATCGAATATAAAATGGGCAGTGAAAGCCCGTTTTATGAAATCAATAATAGTTACTTAGATGAAATTCTCATAATGTTTATAAACTCATCTAATAGTACTATTAGCGATAGAGACCCCAATGAACTTATTACACAATTCAATGAATATTATGATGTTACAATTAAAAAAAAACAGAACGAAAACTCAAAAATTGAAAGTGATATATTTAGTAATAAAATCAAATTGGTTAAAGGGACTACAAAAAAAGAAGTTATAGAAAAGCCTTATTTTGACTTAAATTGGCTACTTACTCAAAATGAATATGAAGTGTTTTTTGACAGAAGCTTTCTCTTAGATAATAATTTTTTAAATAAGAAGCATTTCACAGAAAAAGATATGTATTATTACAACGTTTTAAATGATAACGATTTAAAGACAATTAAAGATTTAATCGTTGTATTTTTACTTAATAAATACAATTACATTAAAAACAAGGATGATTTTTTTAATATCTTTACAAACTCGGAAGATGATAAAACTAAAAGAGACGCCTTATATAAAATTTTATATGAAACAGATTAATGTCATAATTTTCAAACAAATTATATAAAACAGTCAAATTCCTACGTGTCCTAGCACACCTACGTCTTATTTTAAGGTTGTGAGATACATAGTAAAAATGATTCAACCAATATACTCAAGGAGTGATTAAAAATGCCTATATGGCGTTGTAATATAAAAAAAGGAGCCATCAAAATGAATAAAATATTTAGAATACTCACTGTTAGCTTGTTTTTCTTCACATTTTTAATAAAAAACAATCTAGCATATGCTGATGTAGGGGTAATCAACCTTAGAAACTTTTATGCTAATTATGAACCTGAAAAGCTTCAAGGAGTTAGTTCTGGAAATTTTTCTACTTCTCATCAATTAGAGTATATTGATGGAAAATACACTTTATATTCACAGTTTCATAATGAATATGAAGCGAAGAGATTAAAAGATCATAAAGTAGATATCTTTGGAATAAGTTACTCAGGTCTTTGTAATACAAAATATATGTATGGTGGAATTACGTTGGCGAATCAAAATTTAGATAAACCTAGAAATATACCTATTAATCTCTGGGTCAATGGTAAGCAAAATACTATATCTACAGACAAAGTTTCTACTCAAAAAAAAGAGGTAACTGCTCAAGAGATTGATATTAAGTTACGAAAATACCTACAAAACGAATACAATATATATGGTTTTAATAAAACAAAAAAAGGTCAGGAATATGGATATCAGTCAAAATTTAATTCTGGGTTTAACAAAGGAAAAATTACTTTCCATTTAAATAATGAACCTTCTTTTACATACGATTTGTTTTACACCGGAACTGGTCAAGCAGAGAGTTTTTTAAAAATTTACAATGATAATAAAACTATAGATGCAGAGAATTTTCATTTGGATGTAGAGATTTCATATGAGAAAACTGAATAAATATAATTTAAGGAGAAAAGGCAATGAAAAAATTAATAAGCATCTTATTAATAAATATAATAATTTTAGGTGTCTCTAATAATGCCAGCGCTCAAGGCGATATAGGAATTGATAATCTCAGGAATTTTTATACAAAAAAAGACTTTGTAGATTTAAAAGATGTAAAAGACAATGATACTCCTATAGCTAATCAACTACAATTTTCAAATGAATCTTATGATTTAATTTCAGAATCAAAAGATTTTAATAAATTTAGTAATTTCAAGGGAAAAAAACTTGATGTTTTTGGTATTAGTTATAATGGCCAGTGTAACACTAAATACATATATGGTGGAGTCACAGCTACTAACGAATATCTAGATAAATCTAGAAATATACCTATAAATATATGGATCAATGGAAATCACAAAACTATTTCTACCAATAAAGTTTCGACAAACAAAAAATTAGTTACCGCTCAAGAGATTGATGTCAAATTAAGAAAGTACCTTCAAGAAGAATACAACATTTATGGACATAACGGCACTAAAAAAGGAGAAGAATATGGTCATAAATCAAAATTTTATTCTGGATTTAATATTGGTAAAGTAACGTTCCATTTAAATAATAATGACACTTTTTCATATGATTTATTCTACACAGGAGATGATGGGTTACCAAAAAGTTTTTTAAAAATTTACGAAGACAATAAAACTGTAGAGTCTGAGAAATTCCATTTGGATGTCGATATTTCTTATAAAGAAACGATATAAATCTATTAATTATATTATAATCATTATTTTTCGGGTAGCCCGCCTACCCTTATTATTTTTTGCCAATTTTGAGGAGGGAGAAGCAAAATGTGGTTTGAAAAATTTAAAAATAAGAATAAAGAAACTAAATATAGATATTACGAGAAGTACAAAGACCCACTCACAAACAAATGGCGACGTGTTAGTGTGGTTCTTAATAAGAATGGTAAGCAATCACAAAAAGAAGCTCAAAGGCTCTTAAATGAGCGTATAGAAGCAAAACTGAATGATAAGACACCTACTACACTTAAGTCACTAACTTTTCATGCTGCAAGTGATGAGTGGTTTCAGAACTATATCAAAACGTCTGGGTCAAAAAGAACGACTATTAAAACTAAATTGAGTAAGCTAAACACTTTGAAGAAATTTGTAGATGAAGATATTTTAATCAATAAAATAACACTTTCATATGCGCAACAAGTTTTCGATGAAATGGATAGTAAAGGTTATGTATATCAAGTTAACAAAGATGCGTTAAGCATATTCAAAAATGTATTTGAATACACTAGACGCATCTATAAACTGCAAGATTTAGAATTTTTAAAAGATATAACGTTAAATAAAAGAATTAAGTCTTATGATGAAGTGAAAGCTAAACGTAATAAGTACCTCGAATTAAATGAAATACAATCTATCATCAAAGATATTAATATGAAGGCTCAGAAGATGCACTCAGGTATCCATAAGCGGTTTTATTTATTCGTTGCACTCATGACAGAATTCCAAGCCTTAAATGGTATGCGTATTGGTGAAATGTTAGCCATTCAAAATGAAGATATAGACTTTGATAATAAGAGTTTAAATATTAACGGAACAATCCATTGGTTTCACGATGAATCTGGTGGATTCGGTGTAAAAGATACCACTAAAACAGAGTCTAGTTATAGAACAATTGGATTGAGTAGCAGAAGTTGCGAGATATTAAAGAAAGCAATACTGGAGAACAAAAAGGATTCAAAATGGAATGATGGATATCTAAATAGAAATTTTGTGTTTACTAATCATAAAGGCAACCCAATGCAGACTGAAAGATTCAATAAAATCCTTAGGGAAGCAGCTAAAGATGTTGGTATTGATAAAGAAGTTTCTTCACATATATTAAGACATAGCCACATATCATTACTCTCTCAACAAGGCGTGTCACTTAAAGCTATTATGGATCGTGTAGGCCATTCCGACCACCGTACAACACTTTCCATTTATTCTCACGTTACTGAACAGATGGATAAGGATATGATGAACAAACTTGAACAAGTAAAACTTGGATAATGCGCTCAAATCTGAGCGTATTTTTTTGTTTAAAATTCGATAATTTGCATATACTGCCCCTTTTGTGCCCTTTTTTATTTTCAATACCACAAAAATAAACCCCTTAATCGTTGTCATTAAAGGGTATTTCTATTTAATTGATATTATTTAGCAGGAATAACTGCACCATTGTATTTTTCATTAATGAAGTCTTGAATATCTTTAGATTGTAATACTTCAATTAATGCTTTGATTTTCTTATCATCTTGATGTCCTTCTTTAACAGCAATTAAGTTTGCATAAGGATTATCTTTCGCACTTTCTACAGCAATAGAATCTTTTTTAGGATTTAGTTTTTGTTCGATTGCAAAGTTCGAATTAATGATAACAGCATCATCGTCTTCATTTTGATAAATTTTAGGTAAGAATTCTGCTGATTGTTTATTATTAAACTTAATATCTTTTTTATTCTCTGTAATATCACTAAACTTAGCATCTTCAATTTTTACGCCTTTTTTGATTTTAATTAAACCTGCATCAACGAAGAATTTTAAGAAACGTCCTTGTTCAGCTGGATTATTAGACACATAGACTGTTGCACCTTTTGGTAATTCTTTTAAACTTTTATACTTTTTAGAGTATACAGCCATAGGTTCTAAGTGAACATCACCGGCACTTACGATTTTGTAACCTTTATCCTTTTTCTCTGTGTTTAAATATGGTGTATGTTGGAAATAGTTTGCGTCAATTTCACCTTTGTCTAGTAATTTATTAGGTGTAGTGTAATCGTTAATTGTTTTAATATCTAGTTCATAACCTTTTTTCTCTAATAATGGTTTTGCTTTTTCTAAAATTTCAGCATGTGGTGCTGGTGAAGCACCTACTGTTATTTTCTTGTCGTCACTGCCACTTTTGTTTCCATTACCGCAAGCTGCTAATACAACTGCAAATGTTAATACTAAAATAAGACCAAATAATTTTTTCATAAAATGAAACCCCCAATTTATCGTTTATCAAGTTTATTTGTAAGCCAATCCCCAATGAATTGGATTATAAATACAATAATTAAAATAAAAACTGTTGATACTAAAATGACATCATTTTGATTTCGAGTGAAACCTGTTAAGTATGCTAAATTTCCTAAACCACCGGCACCAATTACACCTGCAACTGCTGTTGAACCAACTAAAGCGATTGCTGTAACTGTAATGCCAGACACTAGCGCTGGCATAGCTTCAGGTAAAAGGACTTTACGAATTACTGTCCAAGTATTAGCGCCCATTGACCAAGCCGCTTCGATGACACCTTTATCAATTTCTTTAAAAGCAATTTCTACGAGCCTTGCATAAAACGGTGCTGCGCCAATGATCAAGGCTGGTAACGCACCTGTCGGACCACTTATCGTTCCAAGTATCAAACTTGTAAATGGAATTAATAATAAAATTAAAATAATAAATGGTATCGCTCTAAATAAGTTAACAATGAAAGAAACGATAGAATAAAATAACCTTGCACCGATAGACTTACCTTTAGCAGACAAGAATAATAACACACCTAAAATAAGACCAAGTATAAATGCAAATATAGTTGAGACGACTGTCATGTATAGTGTTTCGACTATTGCAGTCCAAACTTCTGGCCACTGAATATTAGGCATTGTAATCATTTCATTTATAATTTCACTAAATGATTTACCCATGTCTTAACACCTCCATTTTAACTTGTCGCTCAATTAACTCTTTTTCGAATTTTCCGAAATCTACACTTGAAATATATGGAATATGCAGAACTAAAAAGCCGACTGTTCCATTTTTTGTATTTTTAATATTTGCTTCTAAAATATTAATTTTAATATCATAGGCAGTTGATAGACTCGATACAATAGGCTCGGTTGTTGTTGAACCAGCGAAAACTAATCTAACGATATATGCATCTTTTTCTAATGGCTCTAATTCTGTTAAAGATGTTTCGAAATCATCATTTAAATCGTCTTTCACAAATCGTTTTGTCACAGTGTGTTGCGGATTTTCAAAAACCTGTGTCACCGGTCCTTGTTCTATCACTTTACCACTTTCCATAACTGCAACTTCATCACAAATACGACGAATGACATGCATTTCATGCGTAATTAGTACAATTGTTAAATTTTGTTGTTCTCTAATTTTTAGTAGTAGATCTAAAATTTCATCTGTTGTTTGCGGATCAAGTGCACTTGTTGCCTCATCACAAAGCAAGACCGTTGGATCATTAGCTAACGCTCGTGCAATCCCAACACGTTGCTTTTGTCCACCTGATAACTCTGATGGATAAGCCTTTTCTCTACCTTTTAAACCGACGAGTTCGACAAGTTCTAATGCTTTTTGCTTAGCTCTCCTTCTAGGGACACCTGCAATTTCAAGCGGAAACATAATATTTTTTAACACAGTCCTTGACCATAACAAATTAAAATGTTGGAAGATCATACTTACTTTTTGTCTTTTTGCTCTTAATCCATTTTTGGACAATTGACCTATATGGTCTCCATCTATAATAACTTCACCTGATGTAGGCGCTTCTAAATGATTAAACATTCGAATCAAAGTACTTTTTCCTGCTCCAGAAAAACCAATGACGCCATAAATCGATCCTGCTCGAATCGATAAATTAACGTGATCTACAGCAAGGACTTCTTTATTTTTAGTCCGATATTCTTTAACAACTTCTTTTAATTCAATCACGTTGATTCCTCCCTGTGTTGCTTAATAAAATAAAAAATGCTTTCTCAATATCGATAGAAAAATTGAGAAAGCAATAGTAGTATTGTTTCTCTCATCTTCAAAAGTTAAAACTTTATGTGAATTGGCACCATTTCTATATAAGACGGTTGCCGGGCTTCGTAGGGCACATCCCTCCACCACTCTCGATAAGAGTTTACGCATCATTTAATTTGTATTAATCCTAACACCTTAGTAAAATTTCGTCAATAACTATTTTAAATTTTCTAACAAATCAGTCACCGATTTAAATGCATAAATTCGTTTTACTTCTTTATCTTTATTCATCAACAATAAAATCGGCGTAGACATGATTTGCATATCTTTACAAAACTGAGGATAAAAGTTTAAATCTATTTTCAATAATGGTAACTGCAATATTTCATTAGCAATGTCTAACATTCTTTCTGAAACCTTACAAGTACCACACGTTGGTGTATAACCAAAGATTAAATGTTTGTCTTCCTCATAAAATGTAGTTACATCTTTGATGTCTAATGAATTATTCATTTACTAAAACTAACCTTTCATTATTTATATTCGGTAAAAGAGGTGTTTCTTTCTTACAAGTAAAGCCATGTTTTGAAAGTACATGCGCCAAATATTGTTTGGGGCAATTCGCAACTTGACAGTAAGTTTTATCAATAAATATATGTTCACTTTCACTCAAATAACGTTTAAACCAATTTCTAATTCGATCTCCTTCGTCATCAGAATCGGCTAATACAAAAACTTGTTTATCATACAGTGATTCTATCATATCATCAAGCTTATCTATACTCATTGTTCCATGAGTACAAATAATATTGACTGGTTCTGCAATAACCTGTTGCACCCTTTTTTTATCAGATTTTCCTTCAACAATTATCACTTTATTTACAATAGCCATCATCATCACCCTTTAAAATCAATAAACATCTGTCACTGTATCATTTCACAAAATTGGTATGAATAAAACATAAATCACAAAAAATTTAAACTAGCTTAATATAATAATTACAAACTCAATGTTTGACTAGCTGGAACATTTAACATAAGCAGACAAAGGCTAAGTCAAAAATCAACATCCTAAAATCTACAATGTTATATTAACAATAGTTAACCAAAAGAAAATACACCTATAACAAACTTTTCAATTATAGCGGGGCCCCAACATAAAGAAATACTTTTTCTTTAGAAATTAGTATTTCTTATGCATGAGTTTTACTCATGTATTCCTATTTTTAAATACACATTAGCTGTGGCTTATGAAAACAGGCTGGGACATAAATCAATGTTCTATGCTCTACGAAGTTATATTGGCAGTAGTTGACTGAACGAAAATGCGCTTGTAACAAGCTTTTTTCAATTCTAGTCAGGGGCCCCAACACAGAGAATTTCGAAAAGAAATTCTACAGGCAATGCAAGTTGGG